AACGCCGCCGCCATATCATCGCGCAGGCAAACAAGCGGGCGGCAGGTAGGAGAGTGTGATGGATGATATTACGGACAGGCTGCGGGCTTTGGCGGATAATCACGACAAATATGGGCCATACGATCATAGCGCAGACCCGTATTTGCTGCGCGAAGCCGCCGCCGAGATCGAGCAGCTACGTTCCCAACTGGCAGCGCGAGATCGGGACATTGCGGATTGGCTGGACAAGCTGGCGGGGTGTCTGGTGAAGCAGCAAGAGTTGGCTTTGCAGATGGCGGCTGACAATCTGCGCACTGGTGCCTATCGGAAGGACAAGGGCGGTGAGTGATGGCGCAATGCCTGACCTTCCCCCCGGTTACACCCCCGCCCGTGGCCGCGCCCCTTCGGTAAGCATATGGGGCGAGAAGGTGATGGTGATATTGCGCAACGGCGTGAAGTCCGGGCCGTGGGATATACGGACAACCCGGTGGACATGGGAGGATCATCCGGGTGACGTCGTGGCGATTAAACGAGCGGATTAATTGGAGAGACGAATGCTAACCGACCACACGCTAGATGAACTCAAAGCGATGAAGGCTGAGATGAAGGCCCGGCACCGCGCCGAGATCGCGCCCATCAATGCCCGCATCGAACACCTGCAAGCACTGGCACGACATGAAAAGTGGCGTAAACGAAAAAAATCCGTTGACACCACCCCACATCCAGCGTAGGGAAAAGGGGCAACGCAAGGAGAGTGACATGCAAACTTACACCAACGCCGCCGGAACCACCTTCAACCTTGGCGACCATGGCCCTGATGGGCAATATCTGCGCTATTGCGGCTGGTATAGCCCTTTTGATGGGAAACTGGGTGATACCTTCAAGGTCGTCATCAACTGCCGCACCCGCAAGGAGCTTCGCCAGCGTATGGAGGCCCACGGCAGGCCCGCCTAACCCAACCGGGGGCCACAGCGCCCCCATCCTTCGGAGAGTGACATGGACAACCTAACTGACTTCACCAATACCGAAGACGTGAGCGACGCCGCGATTGAGTGGGTGTTGCGGGAGACGGGATCCCCCGGCTGGACGCGCGGCTGGACGCCCGAAAGCGTCCGCAAGGATGCTCGCTTGGGAATCGGTTATCCTGCTGACTGCGCACGCTTACTCGCCGCCCGCCTAATCCAACGCCACCATCCCGAACTTCTGGTTGATCCGGTGGATGCGATTGTGAGGGAGGAACTAGAGAGGGCCTGCACTGAGACGGGCAATCATCTCAGCGCGGCGCAATATCGTTTGGGTGGTGGCCTAGGCGATCCGCTTTTCATCGCCGCCAAGCGCCTCTACCAACTCGGCATCGAAAAAGGCAAAGCCGGTTAGCTCTTGCATCCTCAACCCCAATCGCATACACAAGCAGAGCATGAACTCTCCAAGTGTATGCACGGTGGGGCGCGACACCGCAAAAACGCGCACTAAACTTGGAGAAAAAGCAATGCACAAAGATTTGAGAGACGATTACCGCCCCAGCGTTGAAGGTTTGGCTATGGGCGTGGCGCGAACCCTTCATGCGCAAGGCCAATCCCTCGCAATCGCCCGTGAGGTGCTGATTAACGCCTTCGACCGTGCCGCAGAGGAGTTGAACGCATGATCCGCGCTGTCACAATGGCGCTGGTGGCGATGACCCTTCCCGCTTGCGCATCAACCGACAAGGTATTGAGCAAGGCACCCAAGGGGGAGTTTTATAGCGAAAGCCCCGCTGCCGAGGTGGCCTATTGCCTTGCCAACAAGAACAACACCGCGCCCATGCCCCGCGCCGATGGCGGAACGCTTATCGCCATCAAGAACACTTATGGCGCAGTCGGCACCGCTTTCAGCGTATATCCGAATGGCGAGGGAAGCCGGATCGTCTATCATAACCAGTTCGGGCCTTTCGGCGTTATCTGGAAGCAGTGCATTGGCCGCAATGCCATTGACATCTGAAGCCTAACCTTGCCGCGCCGCTCATTCAACGCTATTAAGGATGGGCGGCATCGCAGGGTGCCTAGGGATAAAAGGAAATCGCAGGTAACAGGGAATTGCGATGTCAGAGGTTGGATACAAGAAACCGCCGAAGCACGCGCAATTCAAGAAGGGGCAAAGCGGCAACCCCTCCGGCATTTCAAAGGCGCGCAAGCAGCTACTTGATGAAGCCGCAGACATGGCCGCGCAAATTCAGCACCGTGTGCTAGAGGCCACGCTCTCTATGATGCGGGAGCATCCCGAAAAAGAAAAGGCGCTAGAGTTTCTCACGCCTGATACGCGCCAGCTTATGAAGGAATTGCTGGATCGAGCGGAAGGCACGGCCAAGCAGTCGATTGCCCACACCTCCCCCGATGGCAGCATGACGCCTAAGCTAGACCTTAGCGGTTTGTCAGACGCGGCGCTTGCTGAGATTGTCGCGGCTGGCGATGCGAAGCGCAAAGATTGACGCAAGCCTGATTGATCCGGTCGAGGCCGAGCGCATCTTGTGCGCCCGGTCTTTTGCCTATTTCGTCAAGCGCGCATGGCCGCAGATCATCCCCGACGCGCTGGTGTGGAACTGGCACATGGATGCAATCTGCGATCATATGCAGGCGCTAGGCACTGGCGGCATCCCGTCCAATCGCTTGCTGATTAACGTGCCCCCCGGCGCGTCCAAGTCAACGCTGGTGGGGGTGATGTATCCCGCTTGGCTATGGGGGCCGGGTAAGCAGCCGCATCATCGCTATATCGGCGCGGCGCACGAGCAGGGGCTTGCTGTTCGAGATAACCGCCTGACCCGCGAGCTTGTGCGCTCCGAATGGTATCAGGAGAGATGGCCGCTGGCTTTGCAAGGCGACCAGAACGAGAAGCTGTATTTCGAGAACGAGGCGCGCGGTTTCCGGCAGGCTTGCGCGGTTGCCAGCATGACGGGCCGCAGAGGCCACACAATCGGTTTGGACGATCCGTTAAGCCCTGAGAAGGCACATAGCGATGTCGAGCGCGACAAAGCCCTTCGCGTGCTGTCTGAGACGATCCCGACGCGCCTTAACGATCCTGCTACCTCAGCAATCGTCATTATCATGCAGCGCCTGCACGAGCGCGACCCGTCAGGCTATGTGCTGTCCGAGGGGCTTGGCTATGAGCATCTGCTAATCCCGATGGAGTTCGAGCCTGCCCGCCGGGTGCATACGTGCATCGGCTGGACAGACCCGCGCACGGATGAAGGCGAGTTAATGTTTCCTGCCCGCTTTCCGCAAGCTGTCATCGACCGCGACAAGAAGGCGATGGGCAGTTACGGTTGGGCAGGGCAGATGCAGCAACGCCCGTCACCCGATGGCGGCGGCTTGTTCAAAGCCGAGTGGTGGCGCTACTGGCAAGCCATCCCGCAGTTGGAATATCGCCTGATATTCGCCGACACCGCGCAAAAGACAGGGCAAGAGAACGATTACAGCGTGTTTCAATGCTGGGGATACACCGCAAGCAGGCAATGCGTGATGCTCGACCAGATACGCGGCAAGTGGGAAGCGCCTGAACTGCTAATCCAAGCCCGCGCATTTTGGCAAAAGCACATCGGCGCGCATCATGCCCCGCTGCGCGCCATGAAGGTTGAGGACAAGGTTTCAGGCACTGGCCTAATCCAGACGCTACAGCGTGAAGGTGTGCCTTGCCTGCCGATCAAGCGCGACCGGGATAAGGTTACGCGGGCAATGGATGCGGCACCTTACATTGAAGCTGGAAACGTGTTATTGCCTCAACAGGCGCAATGGTTAAGCGATTTTCTTGCGGAGTGCAGTATGTTCCCGAACGGCGCGCATGACGACCAAGTTGATCCGCTTTGCGATGCCGTTGCTGAGATGGTGTTGCCCCCGCCGATGGCTTCCGGCTCCACTGGCACAGTCATAGGGCTTTATTGATGGCAACCGGCGTTTCTACACTTCACCCCGCAATGAGCGGCATCCGCCGTGCCGAATGGCAGCTAATGCGCGATTGCATGGATGGTGAGGGCGCTATCAAAGGTCGTGGTGTCGAATACCTTGCCTGCCCTTCCGGCTTCAAGACGCAATCGGATGGTGGCGCTGCGGCGTATTCGGCGTATCTTAACCGCGCACAATTCCCTGAGATGCTGGCCCCGTCTGTCGCGGCCATGATCGGCATTATTCACGGTCAAGAGATTGTCCCGGAACTGCCGAACGGTTTGGCTTACCTATACGAAAACGCAGATGGCGATGGTTTGCCGTTGGAAGCGTTTCACCGCCGCATAACCCGCGAATTGCTAGTCATTGGCGGTTATGCTGTCCTGACCGACGCGCCAGAGGGGGGAGGTGATCCGTATCTCTCGGGGTTTTCCCGTGACCGTCTCATTAACTGGGACACCGACTTCTTTGTTCTGGACGAAACCCGCCCCGCGCGTGACGGGTTTGTCTGGAAACAGATCGAGCGTTACCGGGTGATGTTGCTGGAGCCTTACGGCTTTGTGCCGTATATGTATCTTCCCGACAGCCTGACGGGCGAGGAAATTCGGGTTCGGGCGCGGGGTGGCGGTTTCTTGCCGCGTATCCCGTTTGCGGTCGGCAATGCGCTAGACCTGTCGCCGCGTATTGAATCGCCGCCGCTTATCGGTGTCGCGCGGGCTGCACTGGCAATGTATCAGCTTTCGGCGGACTACCGGCACCAGCTTTACATGAGCGGGCAAGAAACGCTTGTCGCCATTGACGGCCCTGCCCCGGCGGCGGTTGGCGCTGGTGTCGTTCATCAAATGATGGGGACGCCCACAAACAAGCCAGACCTGAAATACGTATCGCCCACGTGTTCGGGGATTGAAGCGCACGAGCGGGCAATGGCTATGCAGCGTGAGGCTGCGGTGATGGCGGGCGCGCGACTGTTTGAGAACGCAGTTGCGCAGGAAAGCGGCGAGGCCAAGCGGCTTAGGTATGCCAGCGAAACCGCAACCCTCATGAGCATCGCGCAATCGTCTTGCCTGTTGCTAGAGCGCGCGCTCAAGAATGCGGCCATGATTGCCGGATTGCCAGAGGATGATATCGTCGTCCCCGTCCCGACTGACCTCATGGATCGCACCATGTCCCCGCAGGACTTTGCGGCCCTGTTCGGTGTTTACCGTGACGGCGGTATGTCGTGGGATACGTTCTTTGCCAATGGGCAGCGTGGGGGGGTTTTCTCGCCCGAAGATACTGCCGAGGATGAAGCGGCAAGGCTAGATCGCGCAGCCTTGCCGAATGACGAGGTTGTGTGATATATACAAAATAACCGGAATGGTTAGTAAAGGAATTAACGGCGATGCCGCTTAAGACTGTCATCGAAACTATCGAAGGTCTTGATGAGACCGTCGCGCAATTTTACACCGAAACCGAAAGCGGCTTTGTCTTGAATGTTGAGGGGATTGACGATCACCCTGACGTTAAAGGCTTGAAGGGTGCTTACGCTGCTGAAAAGGCCAAGCGTGAGGCGTTCAAGCAAAAGGAAGCTGCACTTGAAGCGCAGATTGCCGAACTGCAAAAGGGCAAGCCCGATGAGGCGGCAATTCTGAAGCTCCGGCAAGAGTTGGAGCAAGAGCGCGACAAGTGGAAGGGTGAAGCTGAGACTGCAATGCAGCGGCTTACTGCCGTAACGCGGGACAGGCAGCTTCAAGAGGCCCTGACTTCGGTTGGCATTACGGAACCTGCTTTCGTAAAGGCGGCAACCGCAATGCTTGGCTCGCAGGTCAAAATGGACGGCGAAAAAGCTGTCATTGATAGCGACCTAGGGCCGGTGGACTTGCCCACGTTTCTGAAGCGTTGGACGGCAAGCGAGGGCGCGGCTTTTGTGCAAAAGCCTCAAGGCGGCGGCGCAAAGAGTGGTGATGGCGGATCCAGTATCAAGCCGAGCGGCAATCTGGCAGGCTCTAAGGATGAGCGTGTCGCCGCTTTGAAAAGCAAGTTCCCCGATTTGGGATAAGAAGGAATAAGCCATGTCTCTTTCGCAGATGCAGGTATTCAACGAATACGTGATGCCCGCCACCATCGAAACCCTCGGGCAGATGGTGGAAAAGTTCAACGCTGCCAGCAATGGCGCAATCCGCCTGACCACTCAGGGCTTCGACGGTGACTTTCTCCAAGAAAGTTTCTTCGCAGCCATTCACTCGGCGCAGCGCCGCGTTGACCGTTACGCTGCACAGGCTCCGGCATCGCCCACTGACCTGACCCAGCTTAAGCACTCGACCGTTAAGGTCGCCGGTGGCTTTGGCCCGATCCGCTTCGAGCCGTCGCAGCTTACTTGGCTGCAAAAGCCGACTGCGGAAGGCATTGAGGTTGCCTCGCGCAACTTTGCCGAAGCGATGATGCGCGATCAGCTTAACACCGGCATTGCGGCGCTGCGGGCTGCTATCGTCAATCAGGGTGGTGCCACGACCGTTGACATCACCAGCGGCACGAATGCGGTAATCACTTACAACACCATCAACCAGAGCCATGCTCTGTTTGGCGACCGTTCGATGGACTTGGTTGCGGAAGTGATGACTGGTTCAATGTATCACAAGCTGATTGGCCAGAACCTGACCAACAGCAATCGCCTCTTTGTGGCTCAGGGTGTTACCATTGTGGACATTCTCAACAAGGCGGTGATTGTGACCGATGCCCCGGCGCTTACGGTTGCGGGTACGCCCGGCACTGATTGCGTGCTGTCGCTTGTGGCTGGCGCAGCCATTGTTTCGGATGGCGGCGACGTCATCAGCAACATCGAAACGAGCAACGGCCAGACCCGCATTGAAACGACCATGCAGGTTGATTACACCTTCGGCCTTGGGCTGAAGGGCTATGCGTGGGATGAGGCCAACGGCGGCAAGTCGCCCACGGATGCCGAGCTTGCAACTGGCACCAACTGGGACAAGGTTGCAACCGACATCAAGCACACCGCTGGTGTTGCTGCGATTGGCGACCAATCCTAATCGTCACGCGGGCGGGGGTGTCATGCTCCCGCCCCACCTTTTGAGGCTGGGCCATGACGCAAAAGATTATTTATTTCACCGCAGGCTTTACCGCTACTGAGGAAGAGCGGGCAGAGATTGCCGCGCTTAACGACTTTGTGACTGCCTATAGCCTGACTGTTTCCAACGGTTCTGTTGCGCCTAACCTTGGCAATGATAGTGGCGGCGATCCGATCCTTGACGCCTGCGACTTTGTGGCTGGCACTGTCCCGACGATCTATAACGCAATTCCCGTGCTGGACATTGGCGCTCAAGCGACTGTCACCAATGGTCAGAAATTGACGCTCGCAGGTTCGGTTTATACGTTCACAGTCGTGGGCGGCGAGATCACCGCAATCGATGTGGTGCCTGCATGATTGTTTATGAGCCGCACCCTGTAACGCCGGAACGCAAGGCTGAATTGCGGGCGCAGGGCTTTAAGATTATCGACGCCAAGTTCAAGCCGCTTGGCGATATTGAGGCGGTTGGTGCAGATGCCATACAAGCCAAAGAAGCCGAAACCGAAGCCGCGCCCGAGACCCCGGCCCCGGTAAAACGTGGCAGGCCTCGCAAGGCGGCTAGCTAATGGCGCTTCCTCCGATCACGATTGTCATTGAGGACGGCACGGGCGTAGCTGGCGCTAACAGTTTCATCACTGCGGCGCAGCTTGATGCTTACGCCAATGCCTACTTCGGCCATGCGGCGCATGATGGCACGGCCACAAAAGAGGCGGCATTGCGGCGCACGTTCGTTTACCTCAAGTCGCTAACGTGGAAGGCTGAGTATCCGTTCCCGACGCTTGGCGGGGAAATTCCGGAGGATGTCAAACTAGCGCAGGCCGTGCTTGCGTATTGGGAGGCATTGACGCCTAACATCTTGCAGCCAAACGTGACGCCGGGCCAGCAAAAGGTGCTTAACCGCGTTGGGGAAATTGGCTGGCAGGTGACAGGCCAAAGCGGCGTCGATGCGCAGCGAGCGGTTGTGACAATGGCGCAAGACCTGCTGAAGCCATATCTGTCCGGCGATACGCGGTTTCTGTTGAGGGCATAATGAGCGAAGTTAAATCTCTCTTCGGCGGCCCTTGTTACGTCAAGCAGCCTGACGCTGCGGTTGTCGATATGGCTCGCGACTTGCTTGCACGCGCGGAGGCGGGGGAGATTGTGGGCCTCGCCTATGCGATGCTTTATTACGATAGCACGGCGGGCTTTGCCATGTCCGGGCTTACGCAGGGTTATTCGCTAGTCGGCGCTCTTGAGGACGCCAAGCTTCATGCATTGGGGGTAAAATGAGCGGCGCAAGCATCGCAGCCGAGGTCAATGCGGCGCTTGCCGAGGTTGCGCGTGACGTTGGCACGGGTAGCTTTCAGGTCACCCTGCTAGAGCCTGCTGCGCAGCCGCTAAACCCGTGGGATGCCCCGGCTGGCGCGCCTACTCAGCACCTCGTTAACGCGATGATTAGCGATTACCCGCAGGGTATGATTGACGGGACGCTCATTCAACAGGGCGACAAGCGGCTGATGCTGTCCGCTACCGGCGCAATCCCTGCCGTGAATTGGCGCGTGATTGTCAATGGCGTGAACTATGCGATTATGATGGTGCGGGAGTATCAGCCGAGTGGGGTCGCGCTCTATGTTGAGTGTCAGCTTAGGGCTTAGGCGAAATAAAGCTATCTAGCTTAGATTGTTGCGCGTCAGCCATCGCAATCAATTTCGCGGCAAAGTCACGATAGAGATTTATCTCTTTTTGGCATTCTTCAGCCTGAGCGGAATAGTGTGGTTGTAGCGGGAATGATCCCGGACCTTTAAAAACAACATTGCCGATGTAGAAGCTTTCATGCAACGCGGGGATAAACACAGAGATATAAGGTTCCCCGGTCCCAATATGAAATTCTATCTCAGCCTCAAAGCGTTCCGCGTTTAGTAGTTTGGTTAATTCGCTTTTAATGACGTTGCGTGATGCGCGGGCAGCAGCATCGGCCACAGTTTCCGCCATATATTCCAAAGCTTCTGACATGTTCACTCTCCAAGTGTTGAGCTGTCAGCATACGACGCGCCCCGCTTTTGTAAAGCCCCTTCTTGTGCTAGGCTGCGTCCATGTCCCGCCTCTCCCAAAAGCGCATTGATGCAATCCTAGCGCGGCAAGAGCCTGCCATCCGCAAGGCCTTTCTTGACGCTATCGTAGCGCACAAGGGCGCGATCAATATGGCGGCGCTTGCCGAGGCGCTGGAACGCGGCGACATTCAAGCCGCTATCGCACTGGCGCAGATTAGCCCTGCAATGCTTTACCCGTTGGACGCGGCTATCACTGCGACATTCGTTGCAGGTGGGCAGATGGTGGCAGATGCCGCGCCTAAGTTCGCAGTGCAGTTCGGGTTCGATGGCCGCGCAACCCGTGCCGAGCGGTGGGCAAGGGATAACGCGGCAGGGCTGGTGCAGGATATTACAGGCGAGCAAGGCGAGGCTATCCGCACGCTGGTTAGTGATAGACTAGGCGCGGGTGCCAATAGCCAAAAGCTGGCGCGTGAGGTGCGTTCGGTAGTGGGGCTGCGGCCCGATCAGGTGCGGACGGTTAACAATGTGCGGGCTGACTTGGAGAACCTATCGCCTGACTACTTCACCCGCAAGCTGCGTGACAAGCGGTTTGACGGGCTTGTGCGGCGGGCCATTCGCGACGGCAAGCCGCTATCTGCAACGGATGTTGACCGCATCACGCAACGCTATGCCGAGCGGTCGCTGGCGCATCGTGCCGAGGTTATCGCGCGCACGGAAGGGATCAACGCGCTACGGGCGGGCCGTGATGAAGGCGTGAGGCAAGCCATCGAACAAGGGGCTATGGCAGGCGCGCGCAAGAGGTGGGATGCAAGCGGTGACAGTCGCGTTCGTCCCGATCATAGGCAAATGGACGGGCAGGAAGTCGGCATGGATGAGCCTTTCCTTGCGCCTGATGGTTCGCGGCTGATGTATCCGGGGGACACCAGCTTAGGAGCGAGCGCATCGCAGACAATCCAATGCTTCGCGCCCGAAAGCCCGATTGCGATGATCGGCCTAAAAAAGGCCTTCCGGCATGAGTATTCTGGCGAAATGGTGGAACTGTGCTGCGGCCCCGATATCAGGCTCGCCGTTACCCCTAACCACCCGATACTCACAATTCGCGGATGGGTTGGCGCGGGCGAACTCAAAGAAGGCGACAGCGTATTCCATTGCGGCTTCGCTCAATCCGAACTCTCCGGTCTTGATGTAGAGGCAATGGTGTCCACTGCGCAGCAACTTTATGATGCGGCAGAAGCGGTTGGTGGTGCCGTGCGGCGCGGTCGTCGCGCTGATGGGCACCTCCGGGGGCGGCAAGACCACGGTGCTGC